CTTCATTAGGAACCTTAGTATTGCAAGAAATTTTAACAGGGGGTCTTGGTAAAAAAGGCGGTGGAGGTGAGGCTGGTGGTAACAATTTAATATTAAAAGGACTCACGACTTACTTGTTTAGATTAACCAATGCAGATACTCAGAACAATGCTCATGCTGCTGAGATTATATTAAGTTGGAATGAATAATGCATGAAATTTATTTTGGCCCTATTAATTTATATACTGTTCACAGGATTTACAATGGAAAAAAATGACACAAAAACAATGGAAGGCATGGGTGATGTTTATAAGTTTGTCGAAGAAAACCTTGGTTTAAACAAAGCTCAATGGGATTTGTATCGTAATTCGATTGCCTATCGTGAATCTCAAGGCAATAAGTTTGAAACAGAATATGCAAGGTATGCACCTTATTATAAAAAACAAGGCGGTAGCAATAATGCTTATGATGGTCGTTACCAATTAGGGGCTGATGCTAAAGAATCTGGCGCAAGAAATTTTGGCATTAAAAATCCAGGACATACATCTAAAGCAAGAGAGGCCTTTTTAAATGATCATTTATTACAAGAACAATTATTTGCTGGATTTACAATTAGCAACTATAGATTTATGACAGGCAATAGTGAATATTTAAGGCAAAAAGGTAAAGAAAAATTTATGAACACTAACCTTGTTGGGCAAATGGGGTATTTAGCGTTTGGGCACAATAGTGGCGCTACAAATTTAAGTAAATATTTAGCGGGTGAAATTGTGGATTTTAAAGATGGAAATCAAAAATCAGCTAAAATTTATATTGACAATTGGACTTCACACACACGAGCTAATAAAAATGTGTTTCCAAAAACAAAAGTTAAACCTAAGCCTTTATCAAAAGATGCTGGCATCTATAAACAAAATTTATTTAGTTACGGGGAAATCTAATGGTAGCCATGATGAGATTATCAGCTCAAGATGTTTTAAAAAGACATGAGACAGCTTTAAGAAAAAAAGAAGATTTTAGAAATTTATATGAAGAAGCATATGAGTTTGCGTTGCCTCAGCGTAATTTATATGATGGTTATTGGGAAGGCGGGGTAGGCGGTCAAAAGAAAATGAATCGCGTATTTGATTCAACTGCAATCAATTCTACACAACGATTTGCTAACCGCATGCAGTCTGGCATTTTCCCTCCACAAAGAAATTGGTGCAGACTTGAGCCAGGCACAGACATTCCTATGGATAGAAAACAAGAAGCTCAAAGAGCGCTTGATGTATATTCTAATAAATTATTTTCAACGCTTAAGCAATCTAACTTTGATATTGCTATTGGTGAGTTCTTGCTTGATTTATGTGTGGGCACAGCCGTTATGATGGTGCAACCAGGTGATGATGTCAATCCTATTAACTTTATTCCAGTTCCTCAATACCTGGTTGCTTTTGAAGAAGGTGCTGATGGTCAGGTAGATAATGTTTATAGACGTGTTCGTATTAAAGGCGAATCAATACAGCGTCAATGGCCAGACGCTAAAATACCTAAAGAATTGCAAGATAAAATTGATCAAAAACCTACAGAAGATGTTGAGCTCATCGAGGCTACAATTCTTGATCCTAAACGTGGTGATTTTTGTTATCATTTAATACACAAAGAAAGTAAAACAGAATTAGTTTATAGACGTTCAGAGATTAGCCCTTGGGTAGTATCACGTTATGCTAAAGTGGCTGGTGAGATTTATGGCAGAGGCCCGCTGATTACTGCATTACCAGATATTAAAACACTTAATAAAACGATTGAGTTAGTATTAAAAAATGCGTCATTATCTATTTCTGGCGTTTATACCGCTGCCGATGATGGTGTTCTTAATCCTAATACCGTTAAAATTATGCCAGGAGCAATTATCCCTGTAGCGCGCAATGGCGGGCCACAAGGTGAGTCTTTAAAAGCATTACCAAGATCAGGCGATTTTAATGTATCACAACTTATTATGAATGATCTTCGTATGAATATTAAACGTATTTTACTTGACGAATCATTGCCGCCAGATAATATGTCAGCTCGCTCTGCAACAGAAGTAGTTGAGCGAATGAAAGAGCTTGCTCAAAACTTAGGTTCTGCTTTTGGGCGTCTTATTAACGAAACTATGATTCCAGTTGTAACTAAGATATTACAAGTTATGGATCAAAAAGGTTTAATAAACTTACCACTTAAAGTTAATGGTCTTGAAATTAAAATACAACCTGTATCGCCACTTGCACAAGCACAATCAATGGAAGATGTAGAAAATGTATTAAAATTTGCACAAATTGCACAAGCATCAGGGCAACAAGGTATGACTGTTCTTAAGGTTGACGAGATGATGGATTTCATTGCAGAACACTTAAATATCCCTGGGCGCATTTTAAATACTAAAATAGAGCGAATGATGATGCAACAACAAATGATGGCTATGGCAGAGCAAGCTGCTGAAGCTAATCCAGAAATGGCACAAGAAGCTGCTACTGCTGCTGTTGCACAAGCACAAGGAGAATAATTATGGCTGGCTGGGAAGATTTAGAGTCAGCATTACCTCTTGAAATAGCTGACGTTAATCAAAAAAAAGATGATCTAGACCGTCTTACACTAAGAGTATTAGGAACTGAAGATGGTGAAAAATTAATGAAATGGCTGCGCGAAGCAGTTGTTGAGCAACCTGTTGCCTTGCCAGGAAGCGATCCTAGTTACGCATTTTATCGTGAAGGACAGAATAGTGTCATTAAGGATTTAGAAGCAAGGTTAATTAGAGCAAGGAAACTATAATGAGCGAAGAAGCAATCGAGCCTAGTGTTCAAGAGGAAACTCAAGAAGCAACTGGCCTACTCGATAATGCAACACCAGAAGTTGAGGAAGCCAGCTCAGACAATCCGCAACAAGTAGAAATTGACCATCGTGATCCAAAAGAATTGCAAGCATTAGAAGATGCTGAAAATCCTATTCCAGAATGGTGGCCAGAAAACTTTATTAAAGATGACAAGAAAGATGAGCAAGCGCTCGTCAAATCTTGGAAAGATTTACGCAAACAAATCTCTCAAGGCAAGCATAAAGCGCCAGAAAATGGTAAGTATGACGTTGCTGCTTTTGGTAACACTCCAGAAGATGATCCTGTTAGGAGTCATGTATTAGAGTGGGCTAGAGAAAATAATATTAGCCAAGGAGCATTAGACTCTCTTGTAAGTAATATTGTTGATATGGCTAGTCAGGAGCAAGAAACTTACGAAATTAACCTTGATGAAGAACGAAAATCACTTGGCCCTAATGCTGATGCACGTATTAATGGCATGGTTAAATGGGCTGGTAATTTAGTTCAAAAAGGAATATGGACTAAAGATGATTTTGAAGAATTTAAAATTATGGGTGGCACAGCGCGTGGCATCTCTGCTTTGGAAAAATTAAGAGCATCTTACGAAGGCCGTGTTCCTTTAGAAACAACTATTGATGGTGATATGCCTAGCAAAGAAGAAGTATATGCTATGGTTGGTGATCCTAGATATAAAACTGATCCAGCATTTAGGCAAAAAGTAGAGCGATACTTTGCACAGGTATTTGCCTAATAATCATTGCATCGTGCCTTGTTCTGTGGTAAAAAAAGAGCAAGGCATATTGCGTCTGCAACCCTTGACACAAGTAATCTTGTCGGTTGGCTATCGTAAATAGCAAGCGTGGCCCAGACTCTCTGGCATACCTAAGCGATTAATTTTTTATTAATTTCTATAAGGAGAATAACATGGCTATTGGTTTATCTAATGCTTTTGTTACGCTCTTTGATGCCGAAGTTAAACAGGCGTACCAAGCTAAATCACAATTAGTTGGTGCTACACGCATGAGACGCGGCGTTGAGGGCGAAGTTGTGAAATTCCCTAAAGTAGGTAAAGGTTCAGCTACACTTCGTGTACCACAAACTGACGTTACTCCACTTAATGTAAGTTTTTCACAAGTAACTGCAACACTTGAAGATTGGAATGCTGCTGAGTATTCTGACATCTTTATGCAACAAAAAGTTAATTTTGACGAAAGACAAGAGCTCGTTCAAGTTTTAGCGAACGCAATCGGTCGTAGACAAGATCAACTTATTCTTGATGCACTTACAGCATCATCAACATCATTAACAGTTTCTAATGACATTGGTGGTACTGATACAAACTTAAACGTAGCTAAACTACGTGAAGCTAAAAAATTATTGGATAAAGGTAACGTTCCTCCACAGGATCGTCATATGGTTATCCATGCTAACTCATTAGCTTCTTTACTTTCAGAAACAGCTGTAACATCATCTGATTACAATACAGTTAAAGCTTTAGTATCTGGTGAAGTAGATACATTCTTAGGCTTTAAATTCCATGTATTAGGTGATCGCTCTGAGGGTGGTCTTGCTATTGATGGTTCTTTAGACAGAACAATCTGGGCATTCCACAAAGACTCAATGGGCTATGCTGAAGGTATCGCGCCTCGCACAGAAATCAACTACGTACCAGAAAAGACTTCATTCCTTGTGAATACACTTCTTTCTGCTACTGCGGTTGCTATCGATGCTGAGGGTATTGTTCAACTCACATGTCGTGAATCTTAAGATAAGGAGAGATTATAATGGCTTACTCAAAAGACAACCTACAGCCTATCGGTGGTCAGTCTAAAGCTGGTAATGCTCCTCAGATGTGGAGTTATACAGCACCTGGTACTGATGCTCTTGCTGATATTAATACATCAGGTTACTTTAATGATGCACATACAGTATTAAAAGTAGGTGACTTAATTCATGTATGGGACGCTTCTGTTCCTACATCAACATTAGTTACTGTGCTTTCTAATGCTTCTGGCGTTGTTGACGTATCTGATGGTACAGCATTATCAGTCGCTGACGCTGACTAAGTAGTAAAATGCAATGTGACGGGGGTGTATGCTCCCGTCTATTTGCACATTTGGAGATAATGAATGGCAACTGGTGATACCGATATTAAAATATGTTCTGATGCACTCTTAATGTTAGGTGCAAATCCAATTTCGTCTTTTACAGAAGGAACTGACGAAGCAAATACGTGTGATCGTCTTTATCCAGACATTAAAATAAAAACAATGGCCACTTATCCGTGGTCTTTTTCATTTAAGAAAGTTCAACTGTCAAGACTTATTACAACTCCAGCTAATGAATACAAATATGAATATCAACTGCCATCAGACATTATTGGCAGACCACGAGCTGTCTATGATACAGATTCTACCTATGCACAGCCAAGGCGTGATTATACAATTCAAGGCAGCAAAATATTAACAAACTATGAAAAAGTTTATGTAGATTATCAATATAATGTACCAGAATATGCGCTCCCACATTTTTTTGTTCAATTATTGAAATATCAAATGGCTTGGCATTTAGCCATTCCTATTACAGACCAATTAGACAGATCTGACTATTGGCGTGTTATCACTCAAGGAACTCCTGGAGAAAATGGTCGTGGTGGCTATATGAGAACTGCCATGACAATTGACGGACAAGGACAACCCACTAATGCAATACAGGACTTTTCACTTATTGATGTGAGGTATTAATGGCTCGCTTTGTAGAAATTCAAACTAATTTTACAACGGGTGAGCTTGATCCATTAGTTAGAGCGCGTGTTGATTTAAAGGCTTATGATAACGCATTAGAAACAGCTAAAAATGTTATTTGCCAGCCTCAAGGTGGCGTTAAGCGACGACCAGGATCAAAATTTATTAATGAAATAGGAGGCACTCCAGCTAATGGCGTGCGCCTTGTAGCGTTTGAATTTTCTGTTGAAGACAGCTATATGTTGTGTTTTACAAGCAACAGAATGTATGTTTACAAAGACAAAGTTCTTATTACTAATATTAATGGATCAGGAAATGATTATCTAGATACAACAGGATATAGTTTAACTGGTTCTCATTTAGAACATATGTGCTGGACTCAATCTGCTGATACGTTAATTATTGTGGATTATGATTTTCGACCAATTAAGATTGTTCGTGGAGGCTCAGATAGCTCATGGACTATTTCAAATATAACATTTGACTCTACACCTAAATACGCATTTACATTATCTACAAGCAATCCAGCTACAACATTAACACCAAGCGATGTAACTGGGAAGGTAACGCTTACTGCTGGCTCAGCTGTATTTAATAGTGGTCACGTTGGACAATACATTAATGCTTCACCTCAAGGGCGAGCAAAAATTGTTGAATATGTAAGCACTACCGTAGTTAATGCAGTAACTGAATTTCCTTTCTTTGACACCTCAGCTATTGCAAGCGGTGACTGGGAGTTGGAAACGGGATATGAGGCTGTGTGGTCTGCAACACGTGGTTGGCCAAGATCTGTTACATTCCATCAGGGACGTTTATTTTTTGGCGGATCACGTGATCGTCCGTCAACTATATGGGGTTCTAAGGTTGGATTATATTTTGACTTTGAAGCTGTGGAAGGACTAGACGATGACGCTGTTGAAGCTACTCTTGATACTAATACTTTTAATGCTATCGTTGATATTATTAGTGGTCGTGATCTTCAAGTATTTACTACGGGTGGTGAGTTCTATGTTCCGCAAGAAGGGTTAACACCGATTACACCTTCAGACTTTTTCTTGTCATCTACATCACGTAACGGCACAAGAGAAGGCGTGCGTGTTAAGCAATTAGAATCAGGCATATTGTTTGTGCAAAGACAAGGCAAGGCGTTATCTGAAATTGCTTACTCTGATACACAATTAACTTACATAACTTCTAAAATATCTTTATTAGCTGGTCATTTATTAAAAAATCCAAAGAGCATGGATTTGCGTCGAGCAGTTGCTACAGATGAAAATGATTTATTACTTATTGTAAATGAAGACGATGGTTCTATTGCCGTGTTTTCATTATTAAGATTACAAAATGTTATTGCTCCTTCAGAATGGACAACAGTAGGTTCATATATTGATGTAGGTGTTGATCTAACTGATATTTATACAGTTGTTAAGAGAGATGACAATGGTGTTGATAAATATTATGTAGAGGTCTTTGATGATAATTATTTAACAGATTGTGCTAAACAAGGCACAACAGCAACTAGCTTAGATATGTCACACATTGATGGCGCAACTGTCAATGTCATTTCTGATGGTTATGTTGAGCTAGACCAAACAGCCGATAGCGCTGTGACATTTGTAAATCCACCTACGACATCTTCTGAGGTTGGATTGCCTATTGACGTTCAAATTAAAACAATGCCTTTAAACGTTAAAGTAGCTACAGGCACAAGAATTGCCAAGAAAAAACGTATTGTTGAAGTTAATGCTTTGTTATACAACACACAAAACATAGTTATTAATGACAACTTAGTACCTATACGTAGTTTAGGGGCTGGAGCTTTAGATGTTGCTGTTCCAGAATTTACAGGAACAAAGACTTTAAATGGTATTAGAGGTTATAATACAGAAGGACAAATAACAGTAACGCAAAGCTCGCCATTAAAAATGACGTTACTTGGTTTAGAATATAAAGTAGCTGTAACACAGGAGAGATAAATGGAAACCGTAATGGCAGCTTATACCGCTGCAAAACCTTATTTAAGTGTATTTAGTGCTGTTTCAGCTGTAGCAAGTGGATTACAATCTTGGCAACAAGGATTGTATGCTGCTAGCGCAAGTCGTCTTAAGGCAAAACAAACACAGTTAGAGGCTGATGTAAAAGCATTAAATGCTAGGCAACAAGGTGTAGAACTGGCAAAAAAACAACAAAGAGTTGCAGCATCATTGTTAGCTCGTGGGGCTGCTGGGAATATTGATCCATTTAGTGGATCGGCAGCTGTTGTGGCCCAATACAATGAAAGTAACTTAGGCTCAGACTTAATGAACTTACGCGCACAAGAGCAACGTTTTAAAACATTTGGCGAAATTCAAGCACAAATACTTAATGATTCTGCTGATTATTATGAGTCATCTGGATTTGCTGGATTTTTAAAAGGTTTGGGCTCTGCTGCATACATTATGGGTGAAACATTTGTTCCAGGTGATCCAGAAGCTGTAAGCACCGTTGATGGATATAGAGGATATGAAACACAAACACAATTATATGGTAGTGAATATTCTGATCTTTACGGAGGCAATGCCGCATTACCTGATTATGATATTGGGCCAGACTTTAGAAATGTTAGTCCGAGCTATCAAAGTTATGGAGCACCTTACTAATGGCTGAATTACCCAAATATGAAAGGCAAAAGTATTTAACCGAAGGTGTGCCTATGGCTGGCACAGAAAATATAGATGCTGCAATTACGGCAAGTAAATCTATGCAGTCTATGTTAGATCAATTGACAGCTTATACGGCAGAAGAAGCTGGAAAATACGCCATCGAAAAAGGTATTGAGTTTAGTATTAATAACCCACTATCAATTAAAGACTATCAAAATGCAGAGCGTAATGGTGAAAGTGCTGTTAATCAATTTTTACAAGGCGGCAAAACATACAATAAAACGCTTAAAAAAATGTATGGACATCAATCACGTATTGATTTGCTAGGTGAGTTAGAAAACCATCAACAAAATGTATTACAGCAAGTTAAAGAAGGAAAGATTACTGATCCACAACAAATACGAGCAGAATTAGAAGCTCCTACAAAAGGCTATGCTAATGTTGTATTTAATATAGATCCAGATGAAGGCATGAAGTTCCAAACTTCTGCAACAACTTACACAAAAACAAACTATAAAGCTATTTTAAAAGAGTTAGGTGATCGAGCAGAAAAAGAAGCGCAATTTACTGTTGATAAATTTATTACTGCTGGTGCTAAAAATTACACTCAATTTGTTTATAACAATACCGATCCAACCTTATTACTAGCTCATCGAGATATGCTTGAGGAAGACGCGTTTGATGCGTTTGCTATTACTGGCAAACAAACAGAAAACATGAACGCATTTAGAAGTAAATTAGATAAAGTTGAAGAAGCAGCTGTTGCTGATCAAATTGCTAAAGAGTATTTTGCTGCTGGAGCCTCTAAAGAAGAAGTTGAAAGAATAATGCAAAATGAAACTAAGGCTGGCCGCTACACAAATTATTTTGCTAATTTATTACCAGATAGACAAAACTCATTACAATCTGCTGTTAGCACAGCAATGGAAAAACTAGAAATTAGTTCTAGCGTATCAAACAAAACACTAACATTTTCATTATCAGAGATGGATAAAACTGTTAGCAATGGAAACTTGACTGATTTGTCACAACTGTCTGGATATGATTTTGACGACAAACAACAAATTCAAGCTGACATTATTTTTGGTAAGCAATTAATTAATGAAGTTGTATATTCTAGTTCGCCTTATAACGAAGCTGGTTTTGATGCAGCTATGACAAAAATACAAACACAATATGGCGGTGAACAAAATACTATCTATGAAGATGCTATATTGCAGCATGCTGATAAGATGAGAAAACAAGTTATTAAGGAAATAGAAGAAACTCCTATTGAATACCTTAAGAAAAATATTAAATACAAATCAGAAATTGAGCCACTATATGTAGACTCTAATATGCTTATTGATCCAGAGTATCGAGATGGTATGGCGCGTAAGATTGCTAAACGAAAAGCTGTTGTAGAAAAATTTGCTGAAGATTTTGGACTAGCTAATGCTAATTTATTTAGCAAAGAAGAAGTTAGTTATTATAGCAATCAATTTAATCAAATCACACAAACACCCAGCCTGACACCGACAGAAAAAGTAGGGCAACAAATGCAATATGCTGGGTATTTAGTTGATACGTTTGGCGGTAATTCATATCAAATATTCCAAGAGCTTGGCGAAAAAAATACTTCATTAGCGCACATTGGTAACTTAATGAATGATGCTATGAGATCGCCAAATCCAAGCATGGAAGCTAGTGAGTTATTAGCCGTTGGCAACCTTATAGATTTAGGCGTTGCTGGTGATAAAGCTAAATATGTAATGGAAACGTCAGACATGAGAACAACTGAAGCTGATGTTTTAGGTGATGCTTTTACGCAAAATGAACGTGGCATTGTTACTGAATCAGCAATTAAAATTTATTATGCTTTAAAAACAAAAGACTTTGATGAGTTTGATACTGACCTGTATGAAAAAGCGCTTAAATTAGCTGCTGGACAACAAGGCGAGTATGGAGGTATTGTTGAATATAAAGGAGTAAAACATGCTATACCTTCCAACATTAAACGTGATGATTTTGAAGATAATTTATTTAGATTTGCAACAATAGAGGATATTGAAGCAAACCTAGTAGATCGTGATGGTAATAATATAGAAAATATAGGACGTGGTAGTCAGCCATATTCTTATGATCAATTTGTTACTAGCAACCTTAAATTTGTTGATAACACCAAAGCTATGTTGTCTGGCGAAATATTTAGATTGTTTGGCAACGAAGAATTAGCTTTTGGTGATCCAGACGGCAATCCAATTTACATCGACATGGCTAATTTATATGAATTAATTTTAGCTAAAAATCCAGGGCTTGATGAGTATGCAAGCAAGAGATTTGATAATAGAGATATAATGCCAGAGGTTGAAACCATTAGGCTCATGCAGTAATGGGAAAGTTTATATCAGACTACTCAAAGCAATTAACTGAGGCGCAAACCTTGCCCGCTGGTGAGGCTGACCAGTTTGATGCGTTTTATGATGATCAATATTTTTTAAATCGATCTGATTCTGAATACCAAATTAATCAAAAAATTTTACAGCCTATTGTAGATGAGATTTATAAAGTTACAGGTAAAAAGTTTGCTAATCCAGCCTATCATCTTGATGCGCCAACAGCCTCTATGGGCGGTGAGGCAGACATTTATTCTAGTATTGCTGGATATGACGTTCCCGATCCGTATGATGGCCTGAGCCAAACAGAACGATTTGATAAAGACATAGACGCTATTGTTTCTTTTGTAGGGGAAAATTTAGATTTATTTGATCCAGAATCAGAAGTGCGTGATTTTACGCCAATGAAACTACAGCAAATGCTTGTAGCTGAAGCCAATAAGATTAGAGAAAATACACTGTATGCTGAAGAAAGAACGCACGGCTGGGGCGATTGGTTTGCATCAATGGGAGGTAGTTTTGGTGCGGCTGCAACTGATCCTGCTAACGTAGGGGCTGTGCTTGCATCAATCCCGTTTCAAGCTACTTACGGCTCAGGCATGCTTTCTAGATTGCTTATTGATGTAGCTGCTGGTGTAGGAGCTGAAGCATATATACAAGATGATGTTAAAGATTTATATAAACAATTAGGCATAGACTATGGCGATACACAATATAGAGATAACCTTGTAGCTGCTGGAGGCGGTTCATTTGCTTTAGGGCTGCTTATGGAGACACTTATTAAATTGCCTGGCGCATCTAATGTATTAAAGAAAAACATTATTAATAAGTTATCTGAGTATAAATCTAAGCAAGTGTCTGATGAGGTTGGTAATCCAAAAATAATAGCATCAAAAGACAATGCTGATGCTGATAGTGGAGTATTACTCGATGACGTTAATAATGCAACGCTTGAGCATAATGTTAATGCTAACGATCCTAATGATGCAAGCTTTATTGCTAAATTAAACAAAGCCAAAGAGGCGGTTGCTAATGATGATTTTTCAAAACTACCTAAAGACGAACAGGTTAAAATTTTAGACGAGCTGTATCACGACCAGCATCATATGCAAATCGCTATTGTTGAGCCTGATGATATTGAGATAGATGCTAAGACATTTCAGTTTAAAGGTGGCGCTGATGAGTTGGGCATGCTAGAAACACTTAAGGGTGTGCAAGAGTGGAATCAAGCCTTTGCTGGTATTGCTGTATTATACAAAAATGAAAAAGGAAAATATGTTGTAGCCGATGGACATCAACGCGTTAATTTAGCTAAGCGACTTAAAGGTGATAAAAATTATAAAGGGCCAAAACCTAAAATTATAGCAATGGTTTATGACGCTAAAGATGGATTTCAAGTTAATACTGTTAGAACATTAGCTGCTGCCAAGAATATTGCAGAAGGATCAGGCACAGCAGTTGATGCTGCTAAAGTATTTAAAATGAATCCAGATACTTTAAATAGAATGTTGCCGCCTAAAAGCAAATTAAGACAATATGGTTTAGGCTTAAGCAAGTTATCTGATGATGCGCTTGATATAGTTAATAAAGGATTAGTGCCAGAGCGTTATGCACAGTTTGTAGGAAACTATGTTTCTGGGAGAGATGAGCAGATTGCAGTATTAAACTTGCTTATGAAAACTAAACCTGACAATTTAATAGAAGCTGAAAGCATTGTAGCTCAAGCAGCATTAGCTGGATTTAAAGAAGTAGATCAAGCTGGATTGTTTGCGGACGATATGATTGCTGAAACTTTATTTAAGGAAAGATCAAAGATATTGTCTAGCACATTATCAAGCATGAACGCTAATAAAAAAGTATTAACAACTTTAGTTAATGATTCAGATTTAATTGAAAAGTTTGGCAACAAACTTGATAAACTTAACAATGCACAACGAAAGGATTTATATGGCCAAATCATCGAAACGATCAAATACAACGCAAACCATGCTGGAGACATCGCCGATGACCTTACAGCAATTTCCAGAAAATTCGCTAGAGGAGAGATCGACCTCGCGCAAGGAATTAAAGAATTTCAACGGGCTGTCCAAGAGCGAATTTCATCAAGCGCTTACACTAGGTTATCAGCTAGCCAACTTGGATTCGCTGATGATGTTGCGACGACGAATAATTCAGCATCAAAATACGCAGACCAAAATGGCCCAGAACAGCTCGCCAAATATGACAACACCACAGACGGAAGTCTAGATGCAGAGATAGAAGCATTAGCTACTGACGTTAAAGACCAGTTTGATGAATTAGAATCAAGTGGGTATGAAAATATTAAACAAGAAAAAATGTTTGTAGAAACCTCTGCTGATGGCGTAGTTATATCGCAAAAATCATTTGATGATATGGTTAAAGATTTAGATGGTGACGAAAAAGCTATTAAAGAACTTAAGGATTGTTAATGAAAAATTTTGATTGCATAACTAATAACAGTAAATTTAGTGATGAAGAAAAGGCTCAAGGCCAAGAGCTTTATCAACAATATTTACTGAAGTTTGGTGGTGCAACTGACCAAGCTGTTGAGGCTACAGAAAAAGCATTAACTGTTATGCAAAAAATTAAGAAGGCAGATAACTTAAGGGCTGCTAAAGTTTTTGCAACCAGGCTTCTTGATATTGAAAAGTTTGTTGAAGGTAATGGTCGTTGGGGCGATGGCATTTTAAACCTTATTGCTCCTGATCCTCAAGGATATATGAGGCATCTTAATCTAGAAAATTATGCAGAAGCTATCCGCAAGCGTGGTATTGGTATGATGAATAAGTTTGTTATGCAATACCGCAAGCGTGGTTTGTTTGGCGCGAGAGGTTCTGGCATGCAAGGTGTTGGCAAAAATAACGTTGACATACAAGACGTTGTCAAAGAAATTTGGGGAATAGAAAGTAAAAATGCTGATGCTAAAATATTAGCGCAAGCATGGAAAGAGGTAGCTGAATTTTTAAGATTAGAAAAAAATAGACAAGGCGCGCATATTCCTAAACTTGAACATTACTTACCACAAACACATTCACAATTAAAGTTGCGCAATCTTAAAGGTGGCGTTGATGAGTGGAAAGAGTTTATTCAGCCATTACTTGCTACTGACCGTATGGTTGATTTTGATACAGGGCAGCCTATTACTCCATTAAAACTTGAAACATTACTCAATGATATTTATGACTCTATCTCTAATGGCGGATATAGTAATCGCAAAGGAGCTTGGTCAAAAACAATGTCACAGCATCGCATCTTACAATTTAAAGATGGCGAGGCATGGTTAAAGTATCATAATAAATTTGGTGATGGCGATATTACTATTAGTATGATTAATTATATTGACCAAATGTCACGTGATATTGCAGAGTTACATATCTTAGGGCCTAAGCCACAACAGACACTCAATATGTTAGTTAGCAAAATGAACGATGCTCACAGAAAAGATGGTACAGTTAAAACTACTCCACTCACAAATATTCAAAACCATTATGACGTATTTAAACGCAGACAATTATTAACTGATCATCAATTATTTGCAGACATTGCAAGTGCAACTCGAAATACTTTTACAGCCGTTTATCTTGGTGGCGCTGTGTTATCAGCGCTAGGTGATTTTAATACACAAATGAATACCGCTATGCGTGTCGGTATGAAGCAAAAATCAGCCATATCAAGACACATTAAAAACATATTTAAGTTTGTTGGCGCTGAAGATAGAAAACAATTTTTGCTTGAAAGCGGTGTGATCTTTGACAACATGCTTGATTTTGCTCAAAAAAAAGCCAAGTTTGCTGGTGAGGTAGCTGGCCCAGCTTGGTCGCAAATATTGTCTGATGTTGTAATTAGAGCTTCTGGACTATCAGCATTTACTGATGGTGGGCGCGCTGCATTTGCTCAAGAGTTTATGATTTATGCTGGCAAACAATTAGGTAAATCTTTTGATGAGCTTGATCCCATGTTTCAGCAAACATTAAAAACTTATGGTTTAGATAAAAATTGGGGTGTTATAAGTCAGGCCAAAACAAAAGAGTTTCAAGGATTAAAATATTTACGCTATAAAGAAATTGATGAGCTTGATATGGATATTGGCACGCGCTACCTACAGATGATAAGCAACTTACAAAATGATGCTGTTATCGTAGGTAATATTAAAACGACAGCCAAAATGTATGGCGCAGAACCTAGGGGAACGATTGGAGGCGAGCTAACAAGAACTGCATTTATGTTTAAAAACTTTTCTGTATCAGTCGTCATTCAATATCTATACAGATTATTTAAAGAGGCTACTCCAAGAACTAAACACTTTGGTATGGAGTTTGGACATAATGCGGCTAAGGCTATTAATGTTACTAAATTTATTGGCATGGCAACAATGCTTGGGGCTATATCAGAGCAGCTTCATAACTTAGCAAGAGGTCGTGATCCAGAAGATATGACTAATGCTGAGTTTTGGGGAAAAGCATTTACGCGTGGTGGCGGCGTAGGTTTCTTAGGTGATATATTTACTAACACAGTTCAAGGGTATGGCACAAATATTTTTGGCCCAGGTTTTGATGCTACAACAGATGTTATGGGTTTAACTTTTGGCAACTTATATGATATGGCTCATGGTGAAGATACAAACTTTAGCTATGAACTATATTCATTGTTAAGAAAATATACTCCTGGACAAACATTATGGTATGGACACTTAGCATTTAATAGGCTAGGGCTAGAACAATTAGCTATAGCTATTGATCCTAACCTTAAGGGGGCTATAAAACGCAATGCAAGACGTAGGGAAAGAAGAAATAAGCAGAAATATTGGTGGAGTCCAGGACGAACATTACCTAAACGCGCTCCAGACTTAGAAGCATTGACACCAGATTAATTATAAAGTAAAAACATTATAGAGGAAAATTATGGCTATAGACATCTCATCAACCACTAGACGTATAGTATACACAGGCTCATCAGGTGTAGGCCCATATGCATTTGCATTTGAGGTGCTTGCACAAACTGATATTGCTGTTTATTTTAATACAACTGAACTGACACTTACGACAGACTATACTGTTACCATCAATGGTGATGGCACAGGTTCTGTCACGATTGTTGTAGGCACTAATGTTCCTAGCACACCTACTGCTTCTGATCGTATTACCATTATTGGTGATAGAACTATTGAGAGATCAACAGACTTTACTACTGGTGGCCCACTCTTTGCTACCTCTCTTAATGATGAATTTGATAGTCAAACTATTTTTGTTCAGCAAGTACAAGAACAAGCTGATCGATCATTACGCGCGCCTAATACTGATCCAACCACAGTTGACATGGTTTTACCTGTTAATACAACACGTGCGAATAAATTTTTATCATTTGATTCTGATGGTAATCCAACAGCTGTGCAGAGTGTGGGTAACTGGCGTGGTGATTGGGCAGCAAGCACAGCTTATGTTCAATTAGATATTGTTAAAGATACAACCAATGACAACATTTATATTTGTTTAACATCACATACATCATCAGGTTCATTACCACTTACAAGTAATGCTGATTACGCTAAATGGGATTTAGTTGTAGACGCAGCTTCTGCGGCTTCTTCAGCTTCTGCTGCCGCTTCAAGTGCAACTGCCGCTGCATCAAGTGCTACCGCTGCCGCTACGAGCGCAACCTCTGCATCAACCTCAGCAAGCAATGCTGCAACGAGTGCTACAACGGCTACTACACAAGCAAGTGCTGCGTCATCAAGCGCATCGTCTGCTTCAACCTCAGCCACAAATGCATCTACCTCAGCAAGTGCTGCGGCTACAAGTGCAAGCAATGCATCAACAAGTGCAACGGCTGCTGCTTCATCAGCAACCTCTGCGGGGTCAAGTGCAACTTCTGCGGCTACCTACGCAAGTGATGCTTCCAATAGCGCAACGGCTGCTGCTGCCTCATATGATGATTTTGATGACAGATATTTAGGACAGAAAAGTTCAGCGCCAACTGTTGATAATGATGGCGATGCTCTCGTTACAGGTGCATTGTATTTTAATACTGTTGCTAATGATATGTATGTTTATACAGGATCAACTTGGCTAACTGTTTCTAACTCAACATCTTCTTCTGCTGCTGCTGCATCAGCTGCCGCTGCTGCTGCTAGTTATGACTCATTTGATGATCGTTATCTAGGAGCTAAGGCTTCTGCACCCGCTACAGATAATGATGGTGATGCATTACTCACAGGTGCTTTATATTGGAACACAACAGGTGATCAACTTTATGTATGGACAGGTAGTGCATGGGACGCAGCTGCTTTTACTGCATCTGGTGCGGTAACCTCATTCAATACTAGAACAGGTGCAGTCACTTTATCTGCTGCTGACGTGAATACAGCTCTTGGATCAGATGCTGTACTTGATTCAGACATTGGTTCAACAGTCCAAGCATACGATGCAGACACAGCAAAACTAGATGTCGTACAAACATTTACCGCAGCACAAACATTCTCTACAGATGCCACCATCAACGGACTCACTGTAGGTAAAGGTGCAAGCAGCTTATCTAATAATACAGGTTTAGGTATTAATGCACTATTAAGCATAACTACTGGAAATGACCAAACAGCACTTGGTGCTAATGCTTTAAGAAACACTACAACAGGATATTGGAACACTGCTGTTGGAAAATCATCTATGTTTAATAATATTTCAGGTCTTGAAAATACCGCTGTTGGCAGACATTCTTTATTTTCAAATACTACAGGAAGCAATAATGTAGCTGTTGGTATGCAAGCATTAACAAGTAACACCATTGCATCTAACAACACAGCTGTTGGTTATCAGTCATTGTATAGTAATACGACTGGTACAAATAGTACCGCTGTTGGTTATAAAGCATTATATTCAGATACAAGTGCTGGATACAATACTGCTGTAGGATTCCACTCTTTATTAAACAACACAGCTCCAAACAACACTGCACTTGGTCAAGGCTCTGGTCAAGACAATACATCAGGAACGCAGAATGTATTTATAGGTCGTAGTGCAGCTCAATCAAACACAACAGGCTCATATAACACCGCATTAGGATACACTGCACTCTACTCCAACACCACTGGTAATTATAATACAGCATTAGGTAGAGAAGCCCTCTACTCCAACACCACTGCATTTAATAATACTGCTGTTGGGTATCAAGCGTTATATGATAATCAAACAGGAGCAAGACTTACAGCTGTAGGTTATCAAGCATTGGCAAATTCTACAACTAATGACAACACTGCTGTTGGATATAATGCTGGAGTATTAGTTACATCAGGCTCAAGTAATACAGCAGTTGGTTCTGAGGCGTTAAGCTCTGCTACAACTGGAGGAGCAAACACAGCTGTTGGTAAACAAGCATTAGCAGCTAATACAGCTGATAATAATACAGCAGTGGGTTTTGAAGCGATGCTTTCTAATACAAGTGGCAATAATAATGTAGCTATAGGTCGTGAAGCACTAGAATCTAACACTACTGGATATGAAAACACAGCTGTAGGTTATCAATCTTTATCTAGCAATACAGTTGGATTTAACAATACAGCCATTGGGAATAGAGCATTAGAAGATAATACAGGTGGTGACTCTAATGTTGCTATCGGTAATGTTGCTTTAGCAGATAATGTCTCTAGTGATTTTAATGTAGCCGTTGGTCATTACGCACTACGACTTACAACTGGTGAACGTAATGTGGCTATAGGTCATCGAGCTGGTTATTCTTATACTAACAACCAAATGGTTGCTATAGGTTATGGTGCTGGTGAAGATTCAACCACAGGTTTATATGGTCATTTTATTGGTTATCTTGCTGGACATAATAATACGACAGGTAACTACAACACAGCAGTTGGTCGTGCCGCATTAACATCTAATACTACAGGCGGTTCTAATGTAGCTGTTGGTTATAACGCCCTCTACTTTAACACCACTGCAGATGATAATTCAGCTGTTGGCTACCAAGCCCTATATAATAATACTGGAATAAGAAACACTGCTTTAGGTAAACAAGCCCTTTACTCCAACACCACTGCAAATTATAACACAGCAGTGGGTTATCAGGCATTGTATGATAATACTGCAGAAAACAATTGTGCTGTGGGTATGGCTGCTGGACAAAACAACACTACAGGCGAATCAAATACATTTATAGGGCCTCTTGAAAGCGGTGCTGGATATGCTGTTGGTCATAGTAATACAACAGGTGGTAGATTAACATTTATTGGTGCTGGAGCTGGTTCAAGAAACACGACTGGTAGTCACAACCTTGCTATTGGCTACAGAGCTTTATATCTTAATACAACTGGACAAAGATTAGTAGCAATAGGTACTAGCTCATTACAAAGTTTTAATAATACAGGCTCTGCAATTGTATGGAATACTGCTGTTGGATATGATTCATTAAAAAACAACACCACAGGAATTCAGAATATGGCTTTTGGTGGGAATACTATGCCAAGTGTTACCACAGGTCAATATAATATTGCTCTGGGGCAGTCAGCTGGTAGTACATTAACCACTGGTAGTTTTAATACTTATGTTGGGTATGGTGCTGCAGCATCTGGCTCTGGTGTTACTGGGGAATTTATGCTAAGTGCTGCTAATGGTGGCGCAGGTAAAGGTTCTAATACAGGATATATTGTTGCTGGTGGTACTGGCGGTAGTGTTTATCAAGGTAACAATTCATCATCATGGGCTACTGTATCTGATAGAAGGCTCAAGAAAAACATTGTAGATAATAATACTGGTCTTGATGCAATTAAACAAGTACAAGTTAAAAACTTTGAATATAGAACTAAAGATGAAGTTACAGACTTGCCTAAGGAAAGTGTAATTGATAAACAAGGCACACAGCTTGGTGTGATTGCTCAAGAGATACAAGAAGTTTTACCTGATATGGTAAAAGAAGAAACTACTGGTGCATTACGAGTAGACCCAGACAACATGACTTGGTATCTAGTCAATGCTGTCAAAGAACTCTCTGCGAAAGTAGAGGCTTTACAAACTGAAATCAATGCTATAAAAGGAGAATAAACATGGCAGAAGATAATGTAGTATTAGACGTACCTAGTGCAGAGGAAATTGCACAACACTATACAGCAATGGGACACTCTGTTGATTTAATTAACGATGTGATTGCTGGTAATGCAATGACTGAAGAATCATCAGAGGAAAAACAAGATTGTGTTGATCGCAATGTTGCACACCTCAAGATTATGTTAGCAAAAGACTATTGGACTAGCGAAGATATGACTGCTGCTAACGCTGCTGTAACTGCTGGAGAAGCATACACAGCATAACTTTAATTTTACATAAGGAAACTATCATGGCTAAAAACAAAAAAGAAACCAATGATAATAAAAACGTGATTACCATTGACGAACAAGAATATAACATTGACAACTTCAATCAAGAACAGGTCATACTGCTTAATCATGTTGCTGATCTAGAACGCAAGATTGGACAGATGGCCTTCAACTTAGACCAGCTACATGCTGGCAAAGAAATATTTGTTACACGACTTAAAACATCTTTAACCCAAGACGAAAAAGTTTTGGCTAGCTAGGAATGACTATGACTCCGCATGAAGAATTAGTGGCCCACGAAAAGCTTTGTGCGGAGCGCTATAGCACAATACATAAACGCCTTGATCGCATCGAGACAATGCTTAACAAACTAATATGGGGAATCATGGCTGGCTTCGGTGCTATCGTGGTAGCCGTAGTCATGTCAACATTACATTTATAATGGAGGAAGAACATGGAAATAATACTAGCGTTGATAGGCTTAATAATTCTGACCCTATTGATCGCATACGTAGCGACAGAGTACGAAAAGATATGGAATTGGATATGGAAAAAAACAAAAAGCCTCGTCCATCGATGCGTCGTATTGTTACAGACTGTTGTTAAGAAATTTTTTTCATGGTTTATGAGGTTATAGTTGTTCAATGATGACTATTCTACAACATATTATTCCTATCGCACTTGGCTTCTTTGCCAAACTATTAGCGATTAAATCTCAGCAAGCACACGATCAAAACAAATTAATGCTAGAAGTATTGGCTGCTAAAGAAGGTTCTTTAAAAAGCGCACGTGAACAATCTAACAATGAATCACCTATGGCTGCATGGAATCGTAGGATTCTGATGCTGATTATACTTGCACTCGTGGCTATCTATCCTATTGCTGGACTTATTGGTATTGATACAGTTGTAGAAGTTAAAGAAGAACCTACTTCATTCTTGTTTGGTTTGTTTGAGTTTGGTGGCAACTCAACTTTTCAAACAGTTAAAGGCTTGTTTAAGTTCGAGGAAATATTCCAATGGGCTACCATGATTGTTGAATTTTATTTTGGTGGTCAGCTTGCTAAAGGCCGTTAATGTATTACTTGTATTACAAAAGGAATAATTATGCTTATTGAGTTTATTTTAATAGTAAGTAATGTAACAGCGTTCGGCACTCATGAAACTATTGAGGGTTCTTTTAGTACCTGTACTGAAGCCGCAACATTCTACGAAACTTTTTATCGTGGCAAAGATAAGTATGATGGCTATCGCTGCATCAACAAAAGCTTGTTGCAGAAAGACAATCTATGATATAAAATCCATATTACATTAATTATATGGAATTGAATATGAAATACAAAAAAGTATTAGTCATATCTGATCTCCACATTCCCTACCATCACAGACACGCTTTTGATTTTCTTAAGGCACTTAAAAATAAATATAAGCCAGACCTCGTTATCAATATTGGTGATGAATTAGATCAGCACGCAATCAGCATGCACGATTCTAATCCAGACTTAATGTCTGCGGGTGACGAGCTAAGAGCGTCACGTGTTTATATAAAAGAACTAGAAAAAATTTTTCCTAAAATGATCTTGGTTCACAGCAATCACTCCTCCTTAGTTTATAGGCGCGCGCTTAAGTATGGTTTGCCCAGAGATTATTTGCGTTCTTATAATGAGTTCTTGTCTGTTGGCCCTGGCTGGCAATGGGTAGATGATGTTACCATTACTTTGTCAGATAATACTCGGTGCTTCTTTACGCACGGTATGTCAGCTGATGTATTACGTTTGTCTATGCAGATGGGTATGCATGTTGTTCAAGGGCATTATCACTCAAAGTTTAGTATTGGTTACTTCAGTAATCCCGATGCTTTGATCTGGTCAATGCAAGTAGGCTGTTTAACTTCACAAAAGTCTATGGCTTTTGATTATGCTAAAAACTTTAAAAATAGATTCATCGTTGGTTGTGGTATGATTTTAGATGGACAACCAAAATTAATGCCTATGGTATTAAACCAGGACGGGGAATGGATAAAGAAAATAGTGTAGAGGTTAATTCAGAACAGGCTGAGATGCTTGATCGTTTGATCGGCTCGAAGATTTATAACATTGAAATCTTGGAGGAAGATAATCAAGCTATGATCAAAATTATTTTAGATGGTAACGACGACAAGTTCATACTCATTCATGCCGAGGGTATGAACATGTTTGTTGTTGACCCTAAACCAAAAAACCTACATTAAAATGGAACTTCATTTTGTTTTATTGCTTGTGATGGGTGGTGAGCCTCAATATGTTGGAACATTTTTAAATTGTGAAGTTGCTCGCGCTTATGCAACTGAAAATTTTATACCCGATTTACGAACAATTTGCATGCACGAAGATTTTATTAACCTTCCTAAAGATTTTAAACACAAATATATCTATATTGATCACAATCAGCCTGTTTTGTATGTTCAATCACAAAAATGACTGCGTATAAACGCCGCTATGCGACGATCCCAGGCTTGCCTAGGGTAAGGTATCAAAAATATTAAAGTCCTCACCATGAGGCTTGTACGGGCTAGAACGGGGGTTCGCCATAAATGGCTGTAAATTGATCGTTGGTAAGAGGTTTAACTTCCTCAATGGTGCAATCAGGCTTGTATTTTACAAACTCTTTGGCTGCATCTAAAGTTTCAAAAGATCGAAGGCTATCGCCAAAGCCGTCGAACACTACAAAATTATGGTCAGGGTGAATCATTAGTCTTAACTCATACAAATACTGATTTATATTATTACGATTCTTCATATACTTCAATCTTGACAAACAATTTTTTTAGGAGATTAAACATGTGGACTACACCATCAGCTACTGAGATGCGTTTTGGTTTTGAAGTAACAATGTATGTCATGAATAAATAATAGAGGGGCTTATGCCCACTCTATTACCTCGTCAATATCTGATAACTCATGATCTAAAATAACAAAGTTATCAAGATAACCTAAGTTCTGTATGCGATTTATTTTTTGCATACGATCACGACTAATATACCCCAAGATTTCACCTTCATATTTATCAGGATATAGTCGAACAGATACGTAAACATCTTTAGGCTTTTTATAAAACTGTTCTACCATCTCAAGCGTTCTTGTATGAAAAGGTTGCGTTCTTGTTTTAACATCAATCGTTTTACCTTTAACAATAAAATCATAATCATCAGCTTGTGTATGATCTGTATGATCTTCGTCAAAAAGAATTTGATGCCATAACAAAAATTGTTTAAACACTTTTTCACCAAGCTTTCCTTCAAACATTTTTTGCTGTTTGTTATCAAGTCCACCGCCATGAAAATCATGACGGTTAGACGTGTAAGCTTTTGATTTTACTGCATAATCATAAGCTTCTTTAATTAAAGATTGTGCAATTTTAATCATGCCCATTCTCTCTTTTTTTCAGGAAGATTTTTAGCTTGTTCTGCTAAGGCCTCAAACTTAGCCTCGCCCAAATGTTCGCGTAGCATACCTAACATATAATCATGATCAATGTTAAGTAGCTTTTCCCCAAACTCTCTTATCCATACTTGATGCTTGCGTGTTTCAAACATGAGCCACCATAATGCAGATAGTCTTGTCACGCGTGGGGAACTATCCAGGGCGACATCACTCATAGCACGCATGAGTATGGCCAAAAAGATACGGCTTTCATTATGATGTTGTTTAATAATATCAACATCAATATCAAATAACTCAAGGCGATTGAGTATTTGCTGAACATAATTACTTTCATTGTTTAGGTTCATTTGCTATTTCCTTGTCAAGTTTTTTAATAGTATCTTCAACTAAATTACTGATAATCAAGTTTTGTGCGCCATGAAGTAATTGACGCGTAGGCTTGTTTGCCTTTAAAAACTCACCCAAATACTCTTTCTTTTGACTTGCTAATCTATCGGGCTTGTCACGAATTGCTCGAACAGTCTGCTCATATTTTTTTATGAATAGATGATCTTCTGCGAGCACTTCCGTTGCTCCGCCTGGCAGAATCAGGCGAAATTCTTTTTTGCTTTTACGGCTTGCTCTGCAAGATTGCCATCGTCATCTTCAGGTGCGATTCCGCAAGCGCTCATCAAACTATAACGACGCGCATAGGTTAAAGCCGAGCCGTAACCTTGCGGTGTTTGTTTGTCAGCGGGAACATGAATCACTCCACCAGACATACTTTCCCCAGAAGTGTGGATAAGGATTGTTTCCACGCGCACGCCCGTATCACAATCATGCGTTTTCTGTATTAAAGCTATGCCATTTTTATGAAGTGAGCCAATTACGGCTTCGATTGAACCTTGTAAAGATACATATCGATTTCTAAAATGTGGATTGGTGCTATCTGTTAGCGCGGGTGCAAAATCTTTTTGGGCTTGCACAAAAGCCTTAGCAATGTTTTCCATTACTTAATCTCCTTTACTTTAAGTGTTTTATTTCTAACGGTATAACCCTCTTTGGCGGGTATAACTTTTTCAGGTTGAGGCTTGTAAGTCCTACTGCCCCACTCAACCATAAATGTTTTTGATCGACCAAACCTTGCCTCTTTAAGTTGTGCCATAACCCTAGCCTCAACAACGCCTTTAGACTCATTGAGTTGACGCAAGTCTTGATTGATTTCGAGCAGCCACTTGAGATCATCTTCAAGTTGTGGCACTTCTATGGTTTTATCAAATGCTTCGTCATAAATAGCAGAGGCCTCACGCGTTGTGGAAATGTCATACCACTCTATTTCCTCAGCTTGTCTGTATTTTTCTACACGACGTGCAAAATCTTCAGCGACTTCCTTGATACGCTCAAGCATTTCAGGCTCAGGCTTGTAAATAAAGATACGCATGATCGTGCCTCGATACAAAACGCAGATAGCACCCCAACTATTATTGGTGCATGCCATTTGCGCTTGCAGTTGATACACGCCACGATACGGGGCGGGTTCATACTCTGCCTCGCTCCCCGTAACCTTGATCTCTAAACAGCCCTCACCGTCAAGCTTGATAGGCTTGTCATCATTCATAACAATAATGCCTTTATCAATGTCGGTGTATTGCTCTCGCCCGTCACCCATAACGGTCGCGTCAAGCGATACAGCTAAAGGCCACTCTTTATGGAATACAGCCTTCTCATGCTTGGTTCTTGGATTACCTAGCCCTAATCGAACTGAGGCTTGTTGTGCTATGACGGGTTCAAGGGTGTTGCCCCAATTCATAGCCTCGTTTGCATTAATACCTTGAGGTGTGTTGCCGTTGACGTAGTCAATAGCCTCTTGTAGCACCTCGTTGGCACTCTTAAAGATGTTTAAACCGAACATGGCGGGCAGATTACTGCCCGTCATAATGTCGTATGGTGTGACTTTACCTACCATAATTTGCTTGCTCCTTATTGATTTCGTTGAAAATATTAAAAGCCTTGCGCTCCTCGCTTGCGTTAAAAAGAATCTCGCTTACGTGCGTGGGCTCACGGTTCACATGGTGATCAACAGACTTGATAGCCCGTTGATCGTATGTTTGTTTATCAAAATGCTCGAGCGCCTCGTCAGCGCCCTCCGCATTGATGTCTATATAGCTTTCGTTGTAAGTTCTGAAAAATATTCGATACGTTTTCATGGTGTTACCTCCAATTCGTTAAAATTAATAGCGTGTTTAATTGTGTCCTCAATGACAAAATAAAGATTTGATCCTTTTTCTGTATCAGTTGAGCCTGAGCCGTCGGGATAATCCACAACGCATTGAGATGTAATGCCTAGTTCCTCGATCACCGCACAATAAACCGTGTCAGCGATCTCAAAAACTTGATCTTGGGTTAATATATTAGCCATGATTTACCTCCCTAGCTACTTTGATCTTGTCAAAGATACGCCAAATTAAACATTGATATTTATAATCGTCGTTATTCATATCCTCATGGTCGAGCATGGCAGAATATAGAACGTCGAGTTCCTTTTTACTTAATAGATATTTAGGTTTAGGCATGATTGTCCTCCATAAGATCGTGAAAGATAAAACCTCCGCCGTTACCCTCCTCGTCTTGTGAGATTTCCATGATTGAAACTTGGTCACCTTTTCTAATAAAGAATTGAGGAAAAGCCGTGCCACCAAAAGAATCTTCATTCATACCTATAAACTTGGTGATCGTCCACCCCTCAAGCGAGCCATAATACCTACGATAAAAGCGTTTAGCTTGCGCTAAACTTTCGCGTTGTGCTTTAGTTAAAACGTTAAGATTACTCATAATTAATCCCCCCTTTTTGTGCCGAATACAAGTAATACAACATGATCTTGGTTAGGTGATGTGCCTATAACCTCACAAATATCACGCCATATACGGGTTGATTCAAAGTCATCTTGATAGAGATCGAGATAACAACCTTTAGGGTTTATATCCCATTGTTTGCTTTCCAATACTTTAATTTTCTGTTTTTGTAACATAAAAAATACTCCTTAATGAGTTATAAAAAATAGTGGTAGACTATCCAACAGCCCACCACTAATGAGATAAGTTCAAGGTCAGTCATATAACCTCTCGCTTATTTTTAAAAGGCGTTCGTGAAACTTTGTTAGTTTGCGATCACCTCGTGCCTTGCAGTTTTTAATAAAATCATTCAGCAATTCACGGCGTCCTTGTTTGTTAAGTTCGCCGAGCCATTGCCATATCGTGCCACCGCGTTTTTTATAGTGCTTATAAAAGATATTCATATAATTCACCAACTACTTGAATAATGAAAGTCAAAATTAGCGAGTTGAGGGCGCGTTAGAATATCCCCTATTTGATCGCTTGTGTATTTGAGGCTTTGCCAATAATAATTATCCTCAACGGTATCGTTACCAAAAAAGAATCCCGCAACGGGCGGTAACAATTCCATAGCCTTTTCTTTGTCACGGCTTGCAATAAGTTCGTCACAAAGTTCCTTGAGTTCTGCGAGTTTTTCGCGTGATACATAATACTCCCCGCAATTATCCTCGTCGTTTTGCACGTTGACTACGAACCAATTATGAATCCAATTCACTTTTCGCCAATAAGCAAGGTTTAATTTAACGCTTTGAACTTCGCTTGCGTCTTTTAATCCTAGCGTCTTAGCTATAATCTCGCGCGCTTCTTTAATGCTATCGTTTTCCTCGTGCGTCCAAAAAAAATTGCTTGCGGTCAAATACATATCTAAACCCATGATTAAGCCTCCTCGTAACGTTGAGTTTTTTGATTGAAAATAACGCTTGCTCTTTCAATGCCGAGAATGATTTTAGTTTTTTCATAATACTCATTTGCATATGCCTCCGCGCGTGATAGGTTTGACCATATCTGACCGTTGCAAATGTAATAGTAAATAGGTTTATTTTCTGTCATGTTATTACTCCAAAGTAAGTTAATAAAAAATATGCGCTTGTGAATCGTTCACGCATAGGGACATGATATATCACTTTTATATCAAATTCAAATGTTTTTTTATGATCATGTTTTTAGATCGAAAAGTTTAGATCTAATGAAAATGAGCCTGTTTGATCATTTTTAAACGCACATAATCGCGCGGTATGAGGTTTTTAGGGTGAGGGTAAGGGTAAGGTAAGGGTAAAAAAAAGCCCGCACGGGGCGGGCTAGTTTGATCGAGTTGATCATTTCATTAAATCATAGTTCCACTGCATAGCTTGACGCATGGTTGAGCAGTCGATCACGTCAACCATTGCACCTTCGCCCCAGTCTAAGAACCAAAACTCAAGGGCGCGCAGATTGTCTTCGCTGTCATACCATGCGCGCAATTCTTCAGACGGCCCACCCCATGAGATTTGAAAACGATAATATCCATCGCGCTGATCGTCGAACGTAAACGGCTCGACGTAGTCAAACGATAAGCCATAATTGTGCCATTCAATGGAGGCTTCATTCTCGAGGTCTAATTTAAGCCCTTCATCTAGACTATTATCAAGTTGTCTATCCATGCGTTCAAAAATATCGGCGAGCTCATCACGCCTAGATTCATAGGCTTCTTGTGCGCGTCGCTCGATACTTTCTAAGTCGTCCATTACTTCTTTAAATGATGTTGTAGTCATGCTATTTGCTCCTTAGTGAGTAGTTAAAAATTGGAATTAATGCAAGCGCCACGATACAGCCGAGTAACGACCCGACTGCTAGCGGCACGTTAAGAGCGACAAGGCCGCCGAGAAAATCCGAGCAAGCGTTGCCGATACCCGCGCCAACTATTGGCATGAGAACGCCTAGACGGAAGCGAGGCGGGAGGTATTTTTCAACCTCCAACCCTGTGAATGCGCCAAAGATCATGACGCCGTTATCAACGAGGCCAAAAATAAAATAGTCCATTATTGAACCTCCGCTTTATCTTGCTCGCGCCACCAATTATCGGGTTGACGCTCTACAACTTCACCAGCTAAAAAATGGCCTATCCATGCAACAGCGTCCTCGTTCGGTCTAATCTTGCCTAAGAATCCCCAAAAAAAAGCGTTGAGCTCTTTACTTAATGAGTCGCTGTATTCATAGTGCATGGCTAATTTATCTTCTAAGGCGGTTAGCCCTATGCTGCCAATGGCCAAATTAGTTTGATGCTCTGATACGCTCTTTTTTAAATGAGTTTTAATGTCTGCCTCAATGTCGTCATAAAGGTCATTCAAGATCATGTCGAGGGCGTAATCAATTACGTTGCGGGTGTTCGTGTCTAAATCATAAAATCCAATCATGGTTATTATCTCCAAAGTAAGAATTAATATTCAAAGCCAATAAAAACGTCACGGCTCGCTTTAATCAAACGATCGTTGCCGTTTTCATAGTTCACGCAGATATAAGATTTGGTCGCACGATCATAAGGGCTATATAACTGTTTAGTTCCGTATGAGTTCATACCGCCTAGAACATACACAGCGTTGCCGTCGGGGCTAAGTTTAAAAAATAGTTCCCCGCTCTTTTTAAGTTCGTTTAGTTTGATCTTTTTCATGTGTTACCTCCAAAGTGAGAGTTAAAAAAAATGTGTTACATAATTAAGACGTATCTAATGCGAAAAGGTAAGGCATAAGATAAAATAATCATATCATGGAATATGAAATAAATGAAACCCCGCCAAAAATTAAACGTGCGCCCAGGGCTAAAGACTTGAGAAAATTCGCTGTTATTCCTTGTCGAGTCATTCATGATCGCAAGATCACACGGGGCGCTATTCGAGTCTTAATTGCGTTGTCTATGTATTCAAACAAGGCGGGTGCGTCTTACGTTACAACTGAAAGACTTGGCGTAGATCTAAAGATCTCGAGGCAGTTGGTCGGGCGTTATCTTAAACAGTTGGAACTCGCGGCCTACATCACTCAAAAAAATAACTATGCACCGAGCGTCAAGGGGAAAACGCGCAGAATAATCTATGATCCTAAACTTGATCAACGAGAAGTTGAGCAGATAAGCGGGGAACAAGTTGAACCATTTAGCGCA